TAGTTCAAGTAACTGGTGGCGAAGGAACAGGTGCTGCAGGAACTGCTTATCTTGGTAATGGAACAGTTGGTATTGTAACACTTACTGCAACTGGTTCTGGATTCACTACTGCACCTACAGTTACATTCTCTGGTCCTGCTGGAGTTGGAACAACTGCTACTGCTGTTGCAATGATAAGTGCTGGTGGAACTATTACTTCTATCAATATAACTGATGCAGGTTCTGGATATTCATCTATACCTAATATCACAATATCTGATCCATCTATGGATTCTACTGGGGATTATATCTTTAATGAACAGGTCAAGGGTGCAAATAGCGATGCAACTGGTAGGGTTAGATCTTGGAACTCTACTACAAACATATTAGAGGTTGCTTCTATTAGTGGAACCTTTGTTATAGGAGAGAAGATTGTTGGTCAGACATCTCTGGCATCTCATGCATTGAGAATAGTAGATGAAGAACCTACAGATGATGGTTATGCAGATAACTTTAATATAGAAACGGAAGCAGATAAGATATTAGACTTTACTGAACAGAACCCATTTGGTATTCCCTAAATATAAGTTACGAGGATAATAACCATGTTTGAGTATTTTTATAACGAAATTTTGAGGAGAACCATTGTTGCGTTCGGAACTTTGTTTAATGGTATTACTGTTAAGCAAACGGATTCTACAATAAGGGTTCCTTTGGCATATGGTCCAACTCAAAAGTTTCTTGCTAGACTAGAACAAGCACCTGACTTGAATAAGAGTACTGCGATTACTCTTCCAAGGATGTCGTTTGAGTTTACTGGTCTTACATATGATCCTACAAGAAAGGTTACTACAACACAGCAATATACAGTAAAAGATCCAGATAATGGAAGCGAGTCTAAAAAAACATACATGCCTGTTCCATATAATATGCAATTTGAACTTGCTATTATGTGTAAATTAAATGATGATGCATTACAAATTACAGAACAAATATTACCTTATTTCCAACCAGCATATAACGTATCAGTAAATCTAGTTGGTTCTATTAACGAGAAAAGAGATATTCCTATTGTATTAGAAAATATTACAATGCAGGATGATTATGAGGGAGACTTTACTTCAAGAAGAGTTCTTCTTTATACATTAAGGTTTACTGCTAAAACCTACATGTTTGGTCCTGTTACTTCTGCTACCAAGGATATCATCAAGAAGGTCAAGACTACATACATTTCTGGAGATTCCAAGAGTACTATGCGGGATATATCCTACACAGTTACTCCAAGAGCAACCAAGAATTATACAGGTGCGGTTCTTACCAATCTTGATGAAAACGTTGGTTTAGGAGATGTCGTAATCCCTGTTGTTGATGGAAGTAAGATTCCTGCAATATCAGCATCTACCAAACTTTATATTAATATTGGAGATGAGGAATTATATGTCAAGAAGGTTGAAGGTAATAATTTGACAGTTGAAAGAGGGCAGGATCAGACTGTTGCTGCTTCTCATTTGAAAGGAGCAGAGGTCAAATCCATTACTGCTGCTGACAATGTTCTCATTGAAGAAGGAGATGACTTTGGATTTGATGGATCAACAGAAGGTTGGCTCTAAATGGATAAAGAATATAATAAGTTAGATAAAACCTTTAATATCACTCCTGAAGTGGTAGAAGAGAAGGCTGAAGTGATTAAACCAGAAAAACCTGATAGACTTACTAAAGATGATATAACAAGAGATTATGAGTATACAAGAGGTAATCTTTATAGTATAATAGAGAAAGGACAAGAAGCAATTGATGGTATTCTTGAGATTGCTCAAGAAAGTGAAATGCCTAGAGCATATGAAGTTGCTGGTCAACTTATAAAAAGTGTCTCTGATGCTACTGATAAATTAATAGATCTTCAGAAAAAACTGAAGGATGTTAATGAAGAAAAGGTAGCAAAAGGACCATCAACAGTCAATAATGCACTTTTTGTAGGATCTACCGCAGATCTTGCAAAATTGATAAAGGGAGAAACTCCTAAAAAAGACTGAATAAATATACTTGTAGATGGAGTAGAAATACGTGCCACTTAAGAAGCCATCAGAATTTTACGAAAAGAATCCTAATTCATCATTTGATGATGTAAAGGAAGAGTTGAAAAACGCTAAACCTGAAAAGGTAGAGCGAATTTCTGAAGCTTTTGATTCGTTTAAGAGTAATTTAAATAATATACAATCACTTTCTGACTTTACAGAAACCTTTAATACTTTTAAGTCTAATGTAGAGAAAGTAGAAGGTTTATCAAATACTGTAGAAGAGATAAGAGAAAATATTCAAGATCTGATTAGTAAGAAAGATCTTGATGATTCTATGATGGCTCATCTTCTATTTGTAGAAGAGTCAATCAGAAATGTTCAAGATAAAGTAAAAACTGTTAATAGTAATACTTTATTTGAGGTAAAAGAAGAGTTTAATACATTATCTGAAAAGGTAACTGAATTTTTAGGTGAAGAAGTTCCTGCATATAAGAAGTTAATTGTAGAGTCTGAAACAAGAGTAGATGGTAGGTTTGGTGATTTTAAGGAAGAAGTAACTGATGTATTTGAGACTTTAGGAACTGACATTAAGGAAGAAGTTTCTAATATTGCTGATAACCTTAAAGGTATTAATGAAGAGAATCTTTCTGGTATTAGAGAAGATGTAAAGGGTATTGGTGATAAAGTTAAGGTATTAGTAGAACAAGAACTACCAGAATATAAAAAGTTTTTTGCAGAGACAGAATTAAAGACTGAAGATAGACTAACAGAGAATGAAGAGTTAGTAGAAGAGAAATTAAAGAAGGTTGAAGAGAATTATAAGCAAGGAATCAAAGGAATTGAGAAAGATATAAAGCAACATAGAAAGTCTTTAACAGAATCAAAGATAAAGACTGAAAAGGGTATAAACAAGTTATTCAAGGATCTAGCACAAGATATAGTTACTCTTGATGAGAGACTTATAGTTCTTGATACTGGTGTTACTGCTGTTCATGAAAGAGTAGAAGGTAAAGAATCCGAAGTTGATAAAGTATTATCTGAAAAGATAATCAAAATTGAGAACCTGGTAAAGGAATCTAAATTTCTTTCTGATACTGTAAAGAGAGACTTTAAGAATAGGGAGATTTCTAGTGATAAAAAGTTAGAGGAGTATGCAGGAACTTTAACTTCTTTTGCAGAAAAGATTACTGAATTAGAATCTAATCTTTCTGATAATATCTGCGAATTACAAGAGAATTTAGATACTAGCACAACAAAGTATCATGATGATCTAAAAATTAATGTAGAACAATTTGAGGAGACTTTATCTGGTAAGTTAAAGGATTTACAGATTAACTTTACTGTAAATGAAAAGCATATTAAAGGTATTCGGAAAGAATTTGAGGATGTTGTAGAGAAATTAAATGTAGATGAAATAGCACAAAAGAGTAAAGAACTTACTGGCAAAGTTAGACAATTAGAAGAAGTATTAGAGAAGTTTGATCAGAAAGAAATCCTATCAGAAGGTCTATTAAATATTCCTCCTGATGTTGATAACTCTGATCCTCTAACTCCTTTAGATAAGAGATATGTAACTCTTGATCAATTATCAGAGCATTACAGATTATTTGTTAATAGAGTTCAGCAACAACTAGCAACCTTTGGTGGAGGTGGTGCTGTCCGTCTTGATGATCTAGAAGATGTTGATGTAACTGCTGGTTTAGATGATAATTATATTATTCAATACAGTTCAGCAAGTTCTAAATGGATTGCTAAACAAGGTAATGTTGGTGGTGCAGGAACTTGGGCATCTAGCGATACAGGTATTCATACCACTAGAAACGTAGGTATCAATACTACTGCTGCAAAATCTGACTATGCATTATGGGTTGCTGGTAAGATGGGTGTTGAGGGAGACCTCGAATATGATGAAGCAACTGCACGTAACTGGAATATATCTGGTGTGGCAACTGCTGCCAAGATGCATGTTGGTGGAGGAACTACATTCGCAGAAGATTTAGTAGTTACTGGTAATACTAGGATTGTTGGTATATTAACTATTGGTACTTCATCCATTATTATTGATGGTGAACAAGAAGAGATTTCTATTGGTAGCACAGTTGATGGTGCAGAGAAGGTTACTATTACTAATTCTGCGGTTACTATTGGTACTGGTGTAACAATTAGTGCTACTGCATCTGGTATTAACTCTGCACCTAATGTCCTCTATGTTGCAAAAGATGGTGTAGATACAAATAATGGAACATCTATTGACAATGCTAAACTAACAATTAAAGCAGCAGTTGGTATTGCTCAATCAGGAACAACTATTAAAGTTCTTTCAGGTAGATATGAAGAGGCAAATCCTATAGAAGTTCCTGCTTTTGTTTCAATTGTAGGTGATGATCAAAGAGCAGTTACTGTTACTCCAACTACAGCAACTAATGATTTATTTCATGTAAGAAAAGGAACTAAATTAGCAAGTATGACATTTAGTGGTCATCTTGCTCCTGCAGCTGCAGTATCATTCCCTAAAGATGAAATAGCAGAAAACGTAGGTGGTGGTAAGTGGAAAGGACCATATATTCAAAACTGCACAAGTGATACTACAACAGGAACTGGACTTTATATTGATGGAGATCAAGCAAGATCATTGAAAGCAATGAACGTAGACTCATATACCCAATACAATCAGGGTGGAGTTGGTGTTGCTATTACTAATGGTGGATTTGCTCAGTTAGTTTCATTGTTTACTATTTGTACTAATGAAGCAGTTACTGTAGATAAAGGTGGTCAAGCAGATATAGCAAATAGTAACTGTAGTTTTGGTAGTTATGGTTTAGTTGCAAGAGGTGTAAGTGATTTACAATACACTGGTACAGCAACTACAACTGCTGCAATATCTC